GTGGCGGAGAGAGTGGGATTCGAACCCACATGATAAATTTGTAAATATGTTGCGGCACTAGCGATTTTTAATTTTCATTTCCCGTGCCGTTGCCAATTTTGCGGTTTTTCATTGCCTCTGGCGTGAAATAATCCGTGAACTCTTTCGAGCGTTTGGCAATATCCCGTTCCGCTAAGTGCGTGTAAATTTTGCGCATCGTCCCTAAGTCCTTCCATCCGCCTATGTCCGCCGCCATCATTTCCGGGATTCCCATATGGTAGGCCAGCGAGGCGAAGCTGTGCCGCAATCCGTGCATCCCCACCTCTGGCAAGTTGTTTTCCCGGCATATTTTGTTGATGCGATTGAATAGCGTACATGTCGCGGCGTTTACAACAAATTCCGTATCTTTCGGCGCGGCCGTAAGTGCATCGTAAAGCGGTGGAATCATAGGCACGGGGCGACGGGATTTTTTCGTTTTGTTCTGCGGCTTGAGCTTCAGCCCGTCTTCACCACGGACTTTTGCGCCACGAACATAAATTACCCTGTTTGCAAAATCGATATTCTCCCACGTCAGAGCCAACATTTCAGAGCGGCGTAAACTGGATAAGCAAAGCAGTGCCGGGATTTCCACCGGATCACCTTTTACGGCCTCAACGAAAATATCAATCTGGTCAGGCTCTAGGAATGGCCGCTCATTGTCCTCTTTCTCAAAAAGGACGACTTTCGGCTGCTTCCCGGTTTCTTTTTTGATTGCCGCCGACATTAGTCCCCACGCATTCTTGATGTACTTCGGCGATCTGCCCATTTTCCTTTCATCATCTATAGCGGCTTGCCATCGTGCGTCCGGCGTGGTGTAGATATTGTATGCCATCGCCCGCTGAAAGGTATTATCCCGATATCTGATATAGCCGTATACCGTAGACGGTGAGCGACGCCCACGGCGGACTAAATCACGGGTATTCTCTATGTATGCGTCTACTGCTTCGCCTAGCGTAAGCCGCCCCTGTGGCCGTTCCTGAGCTTCCAGAATGCCGTTTTTGATTGCAAGGTATTCTGATAGGCACTCATCATAAGTATCGCGTGTAATGGACGTGCGCCGCCCATCCAAGTATACACGGGTATGCCACGCGCCGGAGGGAAGCTGCTCTATTTTTGGCAGCTTTATTTCCGGCTCATTCTTTCTTTTTGCCATAAGGAATCCCCCTTTACATGCGGTTAGAAAAAATGGCAGACCGCCGAAACGGTCTGCCACTGTTTTTGAGAACTAGGTGGGGCGACGCTCCCACATCTCCTAACAAGGGCGACGGCTGCCCGTTCCGTCTTCTAGTCCTTTCTGCTTTTGAGCAACGCGGCCTTGGTTTCGATAATATTTAACGGACTATGTAGAACCCCACGTTCAACCATGTTCAAGTAGGCAAGCGCTTTTACACGGATGTTTTTCTTTATATTTTTGTTTTCCAAAACATAAGGCACATTGTTGATATTGTATGGGCGTAGTACATGTTCCGGGAGGACGGGGAACATATCGCAGATAATAAAAGCCCTGTCTTTTCCGTATATCGGCGCTATGAGGTAATGCACGCAGTTTCCGGAGCCGTGCCGCCTCTCACTTTCATATATCAGCCGCTTGTATTTATCTACGTTGGTACTCATTGGAACCATCCATAGGACACCGGATTTGTCCGCCATAGCGTAGTAGTGGGGGCGGCTCTCCTGCTTATTCTTCATATAGCGGTTGTTCCCGTATTTTTCAAAGAAAGCATCACGGATTATGTATATTCCGGAGTCCTGTATCTCTGTCATTTGTTATCCCCCAAAAAAGAATGCCGAACCGGCATGGCGGCCAGTCCGGCATTTTCAGGCCGGAGTTTTGTATCCCGCTCCCGGCAAGCGGCAGTCTTACAACAAGCCGAAGTCTTATATCCCGCTCTCGGCAGGCGGCAAATTAGGGCGGACGATGAACGTCGTCTATATAGCGTAGGTGGTTATCCTACGTCTATATTGTACCCCGAGAAATGGAAAATAGCAATAGACAGATTGACCAAAAACGGAAAAATATTTCCGACAATCGTAAAAATTTATCTTACCTCTGAATCCATCCGGTTCCCGGGTGCATGATATCGAAGATGAGCCAGCCTACTAGGAAGATTACCAGCACCGCAATGGAAATGCCCATAATCAGAATCACCCGCCGATTCTGGCGGTTGAGAATGCTGTAGTGCGTTTGCAGCTGCATGGTGTGCCGCCTGTAGTCCTCGCTCTGGCGGATGATCGTTGATTGAAGATATTCCACATATTCCTCCATGGACTGGCCGGGGGCGGGTAGCACCGGGTGTTCCTCCGGGGTGTACTGCACGGCGGCCTCAATGCTCTGCACAAGCCTTGCCGTCGGCTCCGTCGCGCCATTCAGGGCACGGCAGATCGTGGCCTTGGATACGCCACAGGTTTCTGCCAACTCCTGCTGGGACATGCCCCGCTCCTTCCGCAGGGCTTCCAATTCTGATAAATGCTCGGAAATATTCATAAAACCGCCTCCAAAAACGGAATGTTTCACATATGGAACGATTGTTGCGAAAATGGAACGGGAATTTCACATCTGGGGCTTTACGAAACGCCTGTGCGGGGTGTATGGTGGTATTGCAACCGGCAAGGGACACACGGCGTTACCGGCGGCAAGCCCCGCCACCTTGTGGCACGGGTGGCGGGGCAATTATCACTTGACGGACGTAATTTCCAGAGATTCTTTTTCCGTGGTGATGCCATTGGCAAACTCTGCAAATTGCTCGCCGTGCGAAGATGCAGAACCCGTACCGGAAAAGGCATATATGATTGTGTAAATATATTCTCCATCATCAAATGTTCCAATTATCCCCGTAAGGCCGCCGGACGACGCGACAAGATCAAGATTGATCGTGGCGCCGAGGATTTTGCAGGTTGTATGGTCGGTTGCTGCGGCGTTGTTCCCAACTAAAGCCTCTACACACGCCGAATGCTGGGTTTTGGGCTTAAATGTCCGCATGATATCGGATTCATCCCCAGAGAATTGCCTCACGTAAATACCAATATAAGTGTTTCCATCTGGCAATGTTATATCTGTAAGCCCTTCGCCCGCTTCTTTGATGGTGCTATCTTTATCAACGGGGAATACCAAATTACCGATTTTTATTGTATCTTCGTTTTGCGCCTCAGTGGCCAGCGTTGCGGCTTCGGTATTGGGATTGGCGTCTTGCTGCGGCACCCGCCCGACTGTAATTTCATCTGTAGTCCACAGCCGCTTCTTCGTTTCGCTATCGGATGCGTGCAAAGAAAAAGAAACTTCCTCTATAGAATCGATATCGTTTTCCTCTAAATCAGATGATAGGAAACTAAGCCCGTCATACGTTACGCACCCGGCGTATGCGTGCGCAACCATGCTACCATAAATCATGAATCCGTTTACAGAAACGTCATCGGAAAAAATATTGATATCGGAATCTGTTCTATTTTCTACATAGAATGAAAGAATTTCGTTATCCGTCCAGTCCGTTTCAATTCCACGGTACTTTATAATTATGCCATCTTTATCATATATGGTTTGGCCGGACTTATCAATTTCCTGCACATATCCGTCAGAAATGGAAGTTTCAAGGGAAAACTGGAATCTTGTAATTGTCTTCTTATCATCTTTGTTGTATATATAGGCATCTTGCGCCTTTACAGTTGCGATACTTTTAATTCCGTACTTTTCCAAATTTTCACGGGTAATATCAATGGAACCGTTTGATTTCTTGCCGGGAGCCACATTTTCATGTAATCCACAATACATTGTGATTCCATTTACTGAGAATTGAGTTCCAGTGAAAGAAACGTTTTTATCAGAGTTATTTTCCGCAAGGACTTTTATTTTGATGCTGTAGTCATCGGAATAGTCAATTTCTTTCGCCGTGAGTTTGAAAGTGCCATCGTCATACACCACGGTTTCCGCAATGGTTCCCTCTTCGGCGGCGACCGCTTCCGTGGGCGCTTCCGTTTCCGCTTCGGTGGGTGCTTCCGTGGCTACCGTTGTAGGCGTGGCCTCCGTGGTCTCTGGCTGCGTCTCAGCCGTGGGCGCACCGCACCCCGTTAGAAACAGGGATATGCAAATCAGAAAAGCAATCGATTTTTTCATAGTGGATACCTCTTTCCATAAAATTCTACAATAAAATAATACCACGTTCGGAAAATAATTTCAACGAAAAGAAAAATTTTTGTGCAAATTTCTAATTAGTCCGGTTTATTGGACACATGGCGTGCTATTATACGCTACGTAATCAAACAAACGTTTATAAATACACAATGGAGGGACAAAATATGGAGACCAGAGAGGAAATTATTGCGTGGATCGTGGAACAATTGCGAAAGCTGCCATTGGGCTATCTTTATCAGGTGCGGGGGTTTGTGCGTGGATTCTTAAAATAGCGAATGTGCATAGAGCCGGGGCGTTTCAGGTAAGCGCCCCGGCTCTTTTTATAGATTTTCGTATACGCTTCGGAGCGCGGCCTCCAGGGCTTCCAGCTCGCTGTCCGTCCGGGAACAAATCATCTTGATAACCGCCCGCTTGAACTCGCTGGAACCGTTAATGGCTCCGTTCACAAGCTGGGCTATTTCTTCCTCTTTGGTCATCGGCGGCTGCATTTCTCCGGTTCCGGTTCTCAGCCATTCCTCCCGGATGGCGAAGATGCGGCAGATATCGGAGATCGTGCGGTCACTCGGCATTCGATCTGGTTCATTCTTCAATTTAGAGATGTATGCCGGGGTAACTCCAATCTCTCGCGCAAACGCGCTCATATTCCCATCGGCACATTTTGCGCATACCTCTATAATTCTGCTTGCGATTGTATCCATAATACCACCCCCTTTCCTCTTGCCATAACTATACCACAGGTTTTGGTTAAAATCAAGAGCTATTTTCAACTCAGTCCAAAAAAATCTTAAAATAGGGCTTGACATTTAGACGGAGTTGATGTATACTTAAGACACAGTTGAAGAAGAACTTCAGCAAACAGTAAATCGGCAGGAGTGCTGTTCCCACCGATTTGCTACCAAATTTGTTTACCCTATGCCCCTTGCAGGCTTTCACCGCCTGAGACAGCACCTCAAACTTCTTGAGGAACTCCGCCACTTTTGCGGTTTTGGTTCCGCAAATGCCGTATTGCTGGCAGACTACATGGAGCGCTGAACCCGGTGGGATGTGATTGCTTGTCACATCAGCGTGTGTTTGTTTCCCTCTTCTCTGAGGCCTCCGCCGGAATCAGCCGCTCAGCCCATGCAGACGGGAGCAGGCAAAGTCAAAAGTTTGGTCACGGCGACCACTCCTTCCTATGCCAGTAGGCACGGAACAATTTTAACTCAGTTTAAGAAAGTTTTCAAGGGGCTTGGGTAAACATTTTTCAAAAAATTTTAGCAGCAAACAAGCCTAGCAAACCAGGCCACGCGGGGCAACCCGCCCGGTGTAATGCAGCCTTGGACGGTTCCAAGCCCGTGTAAATGCAGAGGACACCGTGACAATATGAGCGCCCCCGCTTTTATGGCTCTGGGTATTGGGTATCCATCCCCATGTAAAAGGCACGACCACCCGGAAATTGCTCGACGGGGCTTGACGGTGAAGAAAATATCGGGGAGCTGGCATTCAGCTTGAATGAAAAAATTAGTAAAGGAGGAAATTAAAATGCCTGAGAAAATCGTAACCGTTCTCGAAAATATCGCGGCCGTAAAAGGCCAGGACTACGTTGAGGGGCTGGTGGATATGGCGAATATCCTTGCCCCCAAGGTAAAGCCCGCAGATAAAGAGAGCGAGGGGAAAGAAAACAAGAAGTAACAGGAGGGAGGGCACAATGAACGAATTACAGATTTTCAACCACCCTGACTTTGGAGAAGTCAGAACCGTAACCATCAACGACGAACCGTGGCTTGTGGGAAAGGACGTTGCTCAGGCGCTGGGGTATCAGAATCCGCAGAAGGCGCTCCGTGACCACGTTGATGACGACGAAAAGACGGTGAACGAATCGTTCACCGTGAACGGAACCCCGGCAATCCTTATCAACGAATCCGGCATGTATTCCCTGATCCTGTCCAGCAAGCTCCCCGGCGCGAAAGAATTCAAGCGCTGGGTCACATCGGAAGTTCTGCCCAGCATCCGCAAGCACGGCGCGTACATGACCCCGGAGACGCTGGAAGCGGCGATTCTCAGCCCGGACTACCTGCTTAAGGTTGTTACCGCACTTAAGGATGAAACGGACAAGCGCAAGGCGCTGGAAGCCGTAAATTCCCGGCTGACCGTCGAAAACCAGATCATGTATCCCAAAGCGGACTATTTCGACGAATTGGTCGACCGCAATCTGCTGACCAATTTCCGGGAGACTGCCAAAGAGTTGGGCGTACCGCCGAAGAAGTTTGTTCAGTTCCTGATTGATAAGAAATACCTGTACCGGGACAAGAAGGGCAAGCTGCTACCATTCGAGGGCAAAAACGGCGGTCTGTTTGAAGTCAAGGAGACGTTCAACGAGAAGACCCAGTGGAGCGGCACGCAGACGATGGTTACCCCCAAGGGCAGAGAGACCTTCCGGCTCTTGATGGTATGACAGGAGGTGACATAAAATGCCAAGAATCCGGCAGTATGCCGAGCGCTACGCAGTGGAAGATTTTTGGAAGGAAATCGACCGCTGCTGTCCCATGGCGGGGATTCAGAGCGATAACGCTTCGGCACTTGGGAAAAGGATTGGTGAGGGGTACCAAAATCTGCTGAACTACCAAAAGGGGAAAACCGAAATGCGGGTCAGCGTCCTGCGGAAGCTGGTGACCACCCTCCACCCCAACCCGGCGGTGATCCTGAAAACCCTGGGGTACTCTGAGAAGGAGATACGGGCGTTTGCAAGGGAATGGCAGTGATTTGAAATCTACGGCAGAATGCCGAAATTGAAAGGAGTTATTTATGGCGAAATACAAAGTTGGGGATAAGGTGCGGATTGTGAGCAAGAACCCAAACGCTATCGGATTCATCGACGCGATGGAAAAATACCTTGGCAAGACCTTAACCGTAATAAATGTGAGGGAAAGACCATATGGACTTTCCACCTACAACTTCAAAGAAGCAACAGTTGGAAATCCTTCGATGGATATTCCTTGTAAAGTTTCCCATTGGAACTTCGCTGAAAGCTGGATTTCCGGCCTTGCGGAGCCTGAGCGGGAACCCTGCACCGTGGAACTCCGCTTTGACGGGATGATTACCACGGCCACGCTGAAACGGGGCGGGCGGGACGTGAAGACCGCAGAAGCCCGGTGCAATCCGAAGGATACCTACAGCAGAGCGGAGGGCGCAAGGGTCGCCGTTGAGCGGCTTTTTGAGAAGAAGCGCAAGGAGGACAAGCCAAAGGAGAGCAAGCCAAAGGTGGGAGATAAGTTCGTGATTACCGGAAATCGCCCTCGGGGGAAAGGTCGCCACTATTTCAGAATCGGCGAAATCGTAACGCTGGTTACGCCAAAAGCATCCTGCACGGGGGCGTGTGTGTTCAAAAATAGCTGGGGGAAGGAACAGTATGTTCGTATGGAGAATGTCCGTCCCTACAAGGAGAAATCCAAATGACGCCGAACGAGGTTGCCCAGCTTCGCACCATGGCGGAGATGAACCGCCGCTTGCGCCGGGAAAATGACCGGCTGCGGGAATCCCTTTTAATGGAATCGAAGGAACGCAAGGCGTTTGACGATGAGAACGTGGAACTTTTCGACGTGGTCCACAAAAACCACGACAGGAGGTGAACGATATGGCAAGCAGAAATAAGCCCATGGACGCCCGCTGGGAGCCGGTTCCGGAGAACCGGAAGCCATTCAATATCAAGGAATGCGTTTTCCGTGTTCTCCCCTATGCGGGGCTGAATCTGGCGCTTTTCTGGTGGCAGCAAGCCGATTTGCTGGCAGACAGGGCGGCAGTTCCCGCAATGTGGGTATGCGCTATCCTGATGGGCGCTGGTATCGGACGGTGCATCGAAGGGGGATAAAGGATACACATCTTAAAAACAGGAGGATTTCTAATGTACGATCCAAAATCAATTTTGCAGATGGCAAGGGGCGCGTTTCAGGAGCGCGTGGATTTGGAGATGGCGAAAGTCATTGATAATATCCTTGACCCCAACACCAAACCGACGCAGAAGCGAAAGCTGACGCTCACAATCGAGTTTACACCGGACGATGATCGGCAGAACATCGGTGTCAGCGTTGCGGTAAAATCAGCACTTGCGCCTACTACGCCCGCGAGAACAACCCTTTGGGTTGCTGGGGATGACAGCACTGGAGAGTGCCAGGTTGTCGAAATGGTGCCCCAGGTTCCGGGGCAGATGTCCATGGGCGGAGAAGAGCAGGAAGCCCCCGCGTCTCTGAAAATAATCAAAATGGCCTGATAGGAGGAAAAACAATGTTGAAAGAAGCAATCGAAAAAATTCAGGAACTATGTGCGCCGCACCTGTTCACGTCCGGAAACCATGATTTTATTGCGGACGCAGAGGGCGGCTATACCGAGGTGAAGCCTGATCTGGAAATTGTAGATAATATCCAGCTTTCCAGCCTCGACGCCATGGTGGCGTTTGTAAAAACGGAGGCGGTACAGAGGTACAGCACCGTTTATATCACGATTCCCGATCACAAAACGGTAAAGTGCTTCACCCACCCATCTGCGGAGATGCGTAACAACCGCGAGTACCCGTATACTGCCAATGCGACCGATGTCCCCGGCTGGAATGAGAAGGTATCCTTGCCGTTTGAAGAGGCATTGATTGCTCTGCGCACAAGATTCCAGCCCACGGCGGATACGGAGTATGCCTTGAAACTGCTATCCGATATCACCACTGGGAGCAAAGTCACATACAACGACAATGGCGTTGCTACCAGCGTTGTCACCAAGAAGGGCATCGACCTTCAATCCAATGCGTCCATCCGACCCATTATCAAGCTACGGCCTTACCGCACGTTCCAGGAGGTTGAGCAGCCGGAATCCCAATTCCTCATTCGTATCAACGAAAGAAACATTTCTTTCATTGAAGCCGACGGTGGCATGTGGAAGCTTTCCGCCCGGAATACGGTAAAGAAATACTTGGAAAAGGCACTGGAATCCGAAATTCAGAGCGGACACGTCGTGGTTGTTCTTTAATAAAAAGCCGCCCCCGATGTTACAGCACCGGGGACGGCAAGCGATAAAAAAATCTCTACCATTTACAGTATATCAAACTGAGAAAGGAAAGTCAACATGATAACTTTGTACGAAATGAGCAAGGAATGGCAGGACGTATTTGAAATGCTCCTCGACCCGGAAATCCCGGAAGAGGCCGTATTCGATACCATCGAGATGATCGAGGCCGATATGGATACCAAGGCCGATAGCTACGCAAAGATCATCAAGAGCATGGATGGGGATACCGCCCAGATCGATACTGAAATCAAGCGCTTACAGGAGCGGAAAACCTCTATCAACAATCGTCAAAAGGCGTTGAAGCAGCGCCTTTTCGATACCATGAAGGCCACAGGCCGGACGAAATTCAAGACGGCGCTATTCTCTTTCAATATTCAGAAAAACGGCGGTGCTCAGCCTGTGGAGCTGCTGGACGAGGTTCCGGCGGCATGGCTCAAGCCTGGAACGCCTGATCTTGCCAAAATCCGGGAGTATCTGAATCAGGGGAACCAGCTTCCATTTGCCGTTCTGGGAGATCGTGGCGAAAGCCTGAGAATCAGATAATGGGGGGTGGCATCATGGCAAGAATGTTTCGGTTCCTGACCGCTGACGAGATTGAGGTCAAAATTAAGCAGGTCAAGGAAAATGGGCTGGTGTGTCTGCTGTACAAGACGGCGAGGACGGATATGGACTTGTTGGACGAGACTGTAGGGGCGGGCAACTGGACGAACGACTACAAGGAGATCAAGGGCAATCTGTACGCCGGTATCGGGATTATCCAGGAAAACGGCGGCATCCAATGGAAATGGGACTGCGGTATCGAGAGCCGGGAGGACGAGGAAGGCAACCAGAAAAAGGGCGAGGCAAGCGACGCTTTCAAGCGCGCCGGGTTCCGCTGGGGCATCGGCAGGGAACTTTACACGTCCCCGTTTGTCTGGATTCCCAGCAATAAGGCAGAGATCAAAGCATCTTCCTTCAACGGAAAGACCCGGTTCAACTGCTACGACAAGTTCAGCGTTGAGAAAATCGCCTATGACGAGAAGACCGGGCGGATCACCGGACTTGCAATCCGCAACGATACAAAGAACCTTCGGGCGTTTGTGTGGCAGCAATCATGACGGAGTTTACATTCACAGAGGCCAAACTGGAAGGCGGCTGGCTGATGGTCAAGCCCTCCCGTTCCGAGTTGGGCAAGGCAATGGCCTTTATCCGAAAGATGAAGGCCGCGCCCTATGATCTGGCCTTGAAAGAGCACCGGGAAAAGCGGAGCCTGGACGCAAACGCCTATGCATGGGTGCTGATTCACAAGCTTGCCGCCGCTATGGGGATTCCTCCGGTTGAGGTCTACCGGAACGCCATTCGGGGCGTGGGAGACAATTACACGCCCATGTGCGTCCGGGAACAGGACGTGGAGCGGTTCACACGGAGCTGGCAGAAAAACGGCCTTGGATGGCTGGTGGACAGCCTGGGCGCGTCTCAGGTGCCTGGGTGCCGGAACCTGGCGGCATACCACGGCTCCAGTACCTACGACACCAAACAAATGGCGCGGCTGATCGACAATCTGATACAGGACTGTAAGGCGCTGGACATTGAAACCCTGCCCCCGGACAAGCTGGAACTGCTGAAGGAGGAATGGCGTTGAGGAAGGACACCAAAGCGAGGGACTTCACCCGGGGCGAGAAAATGGCGATTGCCGAGCGGGACAGCATTGACGGCTGGACGTGCTGTGTATTCTGCGGCGCTCCCGCCCCTGCCCCTCTGGCATGGAGCAACGCCCACTACATATCCCGGGCGCAGGGAGGGCTTGGCATTGCCCAGAACGGGCTTACCCTCTGCCCCAGATGCCACAACCGGTACGACCAGACCACGGCAAGAATGGAAATGAGGGCGTATTTCCGGGAGTACCTGATGGGAATTTACCCCGGCTGGAACGAAAACGATCTGATTTACAGGAAGGAGAACACATGAATAATTGTCAATTTGTCGGGCGGCTCACCGCCGACCCGGAGCTGAGAAGAACCCAGGAGGGAACGGCGGTCTGCTCCTACAGTCTCGCCGTCAAGCGGCCAATGACGAAGGATGCCACCGATTTTCTGGACTTCGTCACATGGCGGCAGGGCGCTGAGTACCTGACGCAGTACGGCCATAAGGGCGACATCGTAGCCGTTTCCGGAGCGTTGCAAGCCAGGGACTGGACGGACAAGAACGGGAACAAGCGCCGGGTGTTTGAGATAGTGACCACAAACGTTGAGCTGCTTTCCAGCAAGCGCAATTCTCAGGATACCACCAATACCGGGACGGCGCAAAACGCCGGATACGGGCAGCCCAGCGCCCCACAGCAGACGAACCGGGGCAATGGATACAGCCAGCAGGGGTTCGGAGGATATCAGGAGATCACCGAAGACGACGCCGACTTGCCGTTCTAGGCTGGAAAAATCAATCTTTCCTCAAAAAGATTAACAGTATAGTTTGTATTTTCCCTTGGCGGTGGGTGGTCAAACCGCCAACTCCAAAGGAAGGAGCGAAAACGTGACGATTGAATTTACGATTCCCGGCGTTCCACAGGGCAAGGAACGCCCCCGCTTCACCCAGAACGGTGCGACATACACCCCAAAGAAAACGAAGGACTATGAAAAGCTGGTGGCATGGGCATACCAGTGCGAAGCCCACGGGGCAAAGTTCACAGGCGCTATCCGGGTTGACATTGCGGCAATCTACCCTGTTCCCCATTCGTGGAGCAAGCGCAAGCAGGCCGAAGCGATTGACAATCAGATTCTTCCCATGGTGAAACCCGACTGGGACAACATAGGCAAGATTGTGTGTGATGCCCTGAACGGTATCGCCTACAAGGATGACGCAGCTATCACAGACGCCACAGTCTGCAAGAGGTACGGCACCCGCCCATGCGTGGCGGTTCGCCTCACCGGAGAGGAGGCACCCCGTGACACAGTGTGATCGTATCCTGCGGCATTTGCAGGACTATGGAAGTATCACCCAGGCCGAGGCGGTTACCGAGTACGGCTGTTACCGTCTGGGTGCTAGAATCTGGGATTTGAAAGCGCAAGGAATTCCCATCGTAAAAACGGAACGCGAGGTTTGACCCATGGACGAAAGAACCCAATTTACATTTTACGCCAGCTTCTTCGATGCGGTTTCCAGAATCAAGAAAAAGGCAGACCGCGCCGACGCTTACGACGCTATTTGCGCCTATGCTCTGCGGGAAGAAGACCCGGACTTTTCCAAAATGTCCGATGCTGCGCAAATCGCGTTTCTGCTCATAAAGCCGAATCTGGATTCCAGCAGAAGGAAAGCAAAGAGCGGGAAAGACGGTGGAAGTAAGAAAGCAAACGGTAAGCAAAACGGAAGCAAGAAAGAAGCAAACTGCAAGCAAGAGGAAGACGAAAGCGAGAAAGAGAAGGAGAAAGAGGGGGAGATAGAGAACGAATGTTATCCCCCTAACCCCCTTGCGGGGGGAAGCGAAAAGAAAAAGCGATTCACCCCGCCTACGGTGGAGCAGGTGGCGGAGTATTGCCAGGAAAAGGGGTACCACATTGACCCGGAAGCCTTTGTAGCGTTCTATGCGTCGAAAGGCTGGATGGTTGGCAAAAGCCCCATGAAGGATTGGAAGTCCGCCGTTGTCACCTGGACGAAGAGTGAAAGGCAGAGAATAGGCAACGCAAATATCCGCAGCGGCTATACCAGCGGCGTTGACCGTCTGGCGGAGATGTACAGGGAGGAATTTGGGAATGGATAAACAGGAAGCGTACCAGATTCTCACGCTTTTACAGGCAAATTATCCCGATTCTTTTCGGGGAATGTCCAAAGAGGCGGCAAACGTGAAAGTCAATCTTTGGGCGGATATGTTCTCCGAGGAGCCATTTGAGGCCGTTGCCGCTGCTGCAAAAGCGTACATAGCGACGGATACCGGCGGCTTTATGCCCACCATCGGGAAGCTGAAAGATATGCTCCATCGGATGCAGTCGCCCCAGCAGATGACCCAGATGGAGGCGTGGGGACTGGTTGCAGGTGCACTGAGAAACAGCGTGTACGGCGCAGATGACGAGTTCCGGAAACTGCCACCGGCGGTACAGCGGACTGTGGGAAGCCCTGCCCAGCTCAAGGAATGGGCGCTGATGGACGCAGAAACGGTGCAGTCCGTGGTTGCATCGAATTTCCAGAGATCGTTCCAAGTGTGCCAGAAGCGGGAGGACGATTACCAGAAGCTCCCCGGAGCGGTAAAGAGCTTTATCGCCGAGCTGGCCGGGAAGATGGAATTTGAAAAGCTACCGGAAGGCGGTGGAGTATGAAAAACGAAGTAGACAGGGAGAAGGAACGCCCCGGCCAGTACATAGATTCGGCGAGCCCATTTTGCAGAAACTGCACGCGGGACGATTGCCCCACCAACGGGGACGGCTGCAAGGCATGGGAAACGTATTTCATCGATAACTGGAACAAAAACATCATGAAATCAATTGGAAACCACAAAAAACAACGCCAATTTTTCCGGTACGAACACCCGGATTTGGTGAGAGAGGGGATTGTTATCGAGAATGAATGACTTGGAGCAGATGGCAATCGATCGCCTGAAAGCCGCCTCTGATATGTCGCTCATGGCGTATCAGCAGCCATTGGTTATCTGCATTTCAGGCGGTAAGGATTCCGGGGTTATCACCGAGCTTGCGGTTCGCTCCGGCATCCCCTGCGAGTTCCAGCACAACCACACCACGGCTGATGCCCCGGAAACGGTGCGGTTTGTCAGAAGTGAGTTCAAACGGTTGGAGGAAAAGGGCTACAAATGCACAGTGAATATGCCGACTTACAAGGGGCAGAGGGTGTCCATGTGGAGCCTGATTCCACAAAAGCTGATGCCTCCCACCCGGCTGGTGCGGTACTGCTGTGCCGTTCTGAAAGAAACAGGTGGGGCAGGACGGTTCATCTGCACCGGCGTTCGCTGGGCTGAATCTGCATCCAGAAAAAACAACCGTGGAATCTACGAAAAACTGGGCGCAACCAAGGATAAAAATATCATTCTTGCCAACGACAATGACGAAAAGCGAATGCTTTTTGAAAACTGCCGCCTGAAAGCAAAACGAGTTGTAAACCCGATTATCGACTGGACAGACAAGGATGTGTACAGCTTCTTAGAAGATGCGAAAGCCCCGATGAACCCGCTATACGCCGAGGGGCAATGCCGGGTTGGGTGTATCGGATGCCCCATGGCTGGCAGAAAAGGCCGGGAAATCGAGTTCACCCGGTGGCCGAAGTACAAGAATCTCTATCTGCGTGCGTTCGATAGAATGCTAGAGGAACGCAGACGTCGCGGGAAACTGGACGGTTCATGGCGCATGGGAACCACCGCAGAAGATGTGTTCCGCTGGTGGATGGAGTACGATGCGTTGCCGGGGCAGACAAGCATGGAGGATTTTCAATGGGCAAGGCAAAAATGTACGGCTGTTTCAAACCAATAAAGCGGAATTGCACCCCGCCCCGGTGGGGGAAAGTTCCTCGGGGGAATAAAGGAAAACAGAAAGGAAATGAGAAATGAAAGTCCTGATAGCCTGCGAGGAATCGCAAACCGTGTGCAAGGCGTTCCGGGCGCGGGGGCATGAAGCCTACTCCTGCGATATTCAGGAGCCGTCCGGCGGGAAACCTGAATGGCACATTTTGGGTGACGCTCTGGAAGCCATCAAGGGCGGCACAATCGTCACCATGGACGGACAGACCCATGATGTGGGTCGGTGGGATTTGATGATTGCGCATCCGCCTTGCACCTTCCTAAGCTATGTTTCCGGTAAGCATTTTTCGCTAAAACACACGCCGCCCGAAAAGGTGGTTGCCCGTTGGCGAGAGCGTGCTTGCGCTGCTGTGTTCTTCATGCGATTCTTGCTTGCAAACGCAGAGCGGATAGCAATAGAAAACCCGGTTGGCTTTATGAACACAGCATACAGAAGCGCAGATCAGACAATCCACCCCTATATGTTTGCGGAATCGGTAGACGATAAAGAGCAGTATGTAACAAAGGCAACTTGCTTGTGGCTGAAAAATTTACCGAAGCTGAAAACAAACGGCCTACCTAAGCCGGATAACGGGAAGCTTTTCGGGAAACTGCCCAGCGGGAAAAACCGCACCTGGGAGGATACATACAGCCGGAGCGGGAAGGTCAGAAGCAAGACCTTCCCCGGGATTGAAAAAGCTATGGCGGAACAGTGGGGTGGCCTGCCATGCGAATAGTGGGCAGGAGCTGCTGAATCTGGAAAGGATGCTGGATAAATGGCCAAGAAACGATTTGTTAAGCTGCTCATGTCGAAAGGCGTTAAGCGGAACAATGCAAACAGGATTGCGCAAGAGTTCCGGAAAGGGTCTTTGCCCTATGAATTTGCATGGATAGCTTTGGAGTGGAGATTTTTGGGAGAATGAAAACAAGCGATAAGCCCGGGGCAACCCGGGCGGGAAGGAGATAACATGAAATATTACGATGGCCAGAAAATACAAGAATATATCCGCACCCATTCGGACGGGCTTGTTTCAGTGGAAATCGGTATGCTTGAAGACTGGGGGTGGACGGCTAAAGAGGTGTGGCGCAATGGAGAATTTCTGCGAAAGGATTTGAATGAGAGGTTTATTGAAGTCGTCGGAATTGATGGCTCTTATTGGGCAACACCAACATTATTCGCTATGTTTTCGGATGGACGTGGAGACTGGGCTTCGGTATACTGGGAAGATTCCGATGAAGCGTCTGCGGAGGATGTTCAAAGAATGAAGCAGTTCGCGCGAGCCACGGCGGGGCTCTGAATTTTGGAGGGCTGACAATGGCTAAAGCGGTACTTATCAGCATCCGCCCGGAGTGGGTGGAGAAGATTCTTTCCGGGGGAAAGACACTGGAATTGAGAAAAACAGAGCCGAAGCTGGAAACGCCGTTTAAGGTTTACATTTATTGCACTGCCGGAAACTTGAGTTATGAAGTTAGTAACGGAATTTTTTGCAACATTAGCGGCGGGAGATTGGTTGTCGGAGAGTTTGTGTGTGACAAAATCGGAGTCATTTGGGGTGGTGGGTATCTGAAAATGCCGGAAAGTGCTTTTGCCGGAAGCTGCTTAAATATGTACCAGATAGACACATATCTGGACGGCAAAGACGGGCATTTCTGGCACATTTCAAACTTGAAAATCTATGATGCCCCGAAACCGCTGAGCAAATTCAAGGGGTTGCGGAAAACGAAATTTGGATATGCGCCTGTTGAAATCAAACGCCCGCCCCAGAGCTGGTGTTATGTGGAGGAACTGAAATGAGTGATTACATTAGTCGGGAGGCGGCCATGGAAATCGTAAAGCGCACAAGTGGCGATTATGCGGCGGCTTTTTCCGAGATACGCAAACTTCCTGCCGTCAACGTGGAGCCAGAAAGGAACGGGCGGTGGGAAGAGTGCTGCTGGGTTGACGTGGACGAGCATGGGGTCGGTACAAGAAGAACCTTTAAGGCAGGATTGTGGTGTAGCCAGTGCGCTTGTGTTTTCGAAAAGAAGCTGCTTTGGAAACGAAACTATTGCCCAAGCTGCGGCAGAAAAATGGATTTGGAGGAATAATCATGGATTTGTTTATGAAAACATCAATTTTTGGAGCTGCGTTAACAGACGTTTACAAAGATGAGGAAGATCGTGAGCTACCGGCACACCCAAAGATGGATTTGGGCGGAGATTTCACGGAGGATTTAACCGCTATGCTGTTCGCAATGCTCGTTGTTGCGGGGCGAATTACCCATAACAGTTTGGATATTTTGGAATTTACACACGTTTTGAACACTCTCGCTGTTCAGCACCTCTTGGAGGATAAGGAGGATAAGGACGATGACGATTGACCGAGCGATTGAAATTCTGAACCCGGAACACCGGGAGCACTATGACGGCATGGACGAGGTAAACGAGGCTTGCCGGATGGGCATGGAGGCGTTGGAGCGGACAAGGTGGATTCCGTGCAGCGAGCAGAATAAAATCGAGGATCTTAAATCCAACGCCCAGGAGCGCGAGAAACACATCGTTTATCTTCGGAAGCAGTGGCAGGCTGCCGAAACGTTCATTTGCACTATGTGCGGTCATTTTGACTACGATATAGACGGGAATATTGTCTACGGGAACAAGGATTGTTGTGAGATCGTCGGCTACCCCTGTTGTAAGAAGTTCACCCCATGGATTCCCGCGTCTGTTCGGTTGCCGGAGGAACTTGAGCCTGTAAATGTGGTGTGGGTAAATCACAACCCAGCGCCGTACTACCGGTACATGAAGGACGTTCCGCAAAAAGCGACTGCTGTCTATTACAGGGAGGCTTGGTATTGGTGGTCGTGTGTTTGCGAAGATTTGCTTGCAGAGTACGGCGTGAACGAAACAGATCAGGTGGATGACGATGTTGAAATCACCCACTGGATGCCACTTCCCGAACTGCCGAAGGAAGGAGGCGCAGAGAATGGCTGATTTTATCGAGGTGCATCGGCAGGGCGAGCCCCGGCTGGTTAATCTGGACTGGGTGGAGGATATATGGCCAACGGAGAACGAGACGCAGATTTATTTTGCGTTTACCAGCCCTGATGATACATCACAGGATTTTATAACAATAGATGAAAGCTACGACAAGATCAAACGCATTATAGCCTATCAGCGGGTCGAAAGGGGTAAATCAGAATGAGGAATGAACTCACATACATGGACTGCTGGCACTTTATCGCCCCGCTGATTCCGGTGAACACTGACTACACAATGGATATTTACGTCATGGTGTTTAACGCCCTGAAAGAAGCGGAGAAAAAACGGATTGCAGAAAAGAAAAAGGGGAGGGAAGCTACACATGACACGTAAGCGCTTTATTAAACTCCTGATGGGGAAACTTCTGCTTTCCCGGAATGAGGCTAACTACATTGCCGATATTGTAAGAATTTGCGATCTCACCCTGACAGGAAAAATAAGGAATTGGAGGTACATGAATAATGGCAGAACAGGATTTCAAATTTGATGATGCGTTGCTCATGAAGACTGCACGCGAGATGCTTGCAAAAAAATTGACCGAAACAGTGAAAGAGGTCGCCAAGTCCGGGGAATGGGAGATCCCCACAGTAGAGCAGGAAGAATCTGACCCGGAAAAGATTCTCCGGAGGATGTTTGCAAAATACGCCTATGGCAACGTCCCGGAGTGGTTCTCCTCTGCGGTCTCTGCGACGTCCCATGTGCTGTCTGTGGACAAGGGAAAGGGGATTGAGTGTATTTCCGTCTTGCACACGGCAGCGGAACGGGCACCGGCTGAAATTCGGATGACGGCGCAGACAAAGTTGCTTATGATATGCCAAGAAACCGGGATGCTCGGCGGGATTGGGAGCCTGCCTGTTCTCTAGGGGCAACATGGAGTACAAGGATAGCAGGAAGTATTGCGTCGGGTGCTGGTATTTTTTTGGGTACTACGAAGGCAGCCGGTGTTGCAATTACATATTCGTCCGCGGGGAAAAGCGGCCTTGCCCTCCCGGGAAGGATTGCACAGAAAGGAGAAAGAAAACGAAAAACAGGAGACGGGATTTAATATTATAGCATTATCCCTGTATAGTATATATTAAATATAATCTTATATCTTGCGTGTATTGTGTATATCTATACATGGATTCAATAAGATATGCAAGGAGGAACAATGTGAGCAAGCCGAGATACAGATGGTGGGGATATATCAAGAATGTCATCCGGGCGTATCCGGGGATGAAAGCGGAATATGCGGACTTGCACGAGCCGTCCATAACTGCCAGTATATCGGGTATGCCCGGTGGAGGGAACATATCAAATCCTACTGCGCAGGCAGCGTTGCGGGAATTGCCAAAGGCTGAACAAGAAGAGCTCAATGCCGTAACTAGCGCAATCAAGTTTACGTCTCAGCTGAAAACGGGAACGGATAGGCTGAAACTGATTGATCTGGTATTTTGGAAGAAAAGCCACACACTCAGCGGCGCGGCGGTGAAATTGAGCATCAGCTATGATACTGCGATAGATTATCATGGGGACTTTATCTTGCTAACTGCGTATTTTCTGAAAAGAATTGATGCGGATGGGCTTAAGAATTATCAAAAGATTGCCTTAAAAAGCCAAAAAGGTGTGCTAAGATAGTACCATGAAGAAAATGAAAAGAGGCTTGGGATTGTTCCTGAGCCTCTTTTTGCATGGCGCGGCAGATAGCGAGTTGGGCGCTCTCTCCCCAACAGAAGGCCGTTTGAATCGGCCTCGCGCCATATATATCGCCGATGGCCTCCCACCGGCGACGAAACCCGGAAACGGGCAAAGCGGTTCCCCGGCACCGTAAGCCGGAGGGATGCGGGGAAGTAGCAAGGCCGGAGAGCAGCCTTGTGATAAGAGGAAAGAATGCCGGTTCAACTCCGGCCTTTCCCGCTATTTTTACTATTTTGCATGAGAGGTGGTGCTATGGCTGCAAGGATTACAGATCGGAAGAAAAAAAGAATAATCGCCGACTGGATAGAAATGCAGTCGTACAGCGCCGTTGCAAAAAAGCATGGCGTAACTCACCAGACTGTGAAAAGGATTGTCAGCGCTTCACCGGATATCGCCCAAAAAGTGCAGCAAAAAAAAGAAGAGAATACCGCCGACATGATGGCGTACATGGAATCACAAAAAGCGGCGATGCAAGAAGCAATCACCTTGCATCTGAAAGCGCTCACAGACCCCGAAAAGATTTCAGCCGCAACATTAAGCCAGATTGCAACATCTTTCGGGATTATTGTCGATAAGGCCACAAGAAACACGGCAAGCGGCAATGATAGTCTCAATAAGCTGGATGGGCTAATTAAGGAGTTTAGAGATGCTATTAAGCCCGAAACAGATTGAATTTGCAAGGTATGGGAATCACCGATGGAATTTCAAGGGCGGCGCGACCAGAAGCGGGAAAACATATCTTGATTTCAAATGGATTATTCCCATGCGGATTCGAGAACGAGCCGGGAAAGATGGGCTTTCCGTTATTTTGGGCGTTACAAAATCCACAATAGAGCGAAATGTGCTAGAGCCTATGCGGAATCTGTACGGGGATAAACTTGTTGGGGCGATTTCCAGCGATAATACAGCATGGATTTTTGGCGAGAAGTGTTATTGCCTTGGCGCGGAAAAAGTGTCTCAGGTATCGAAGATTCGCGGCGCGTCTATCAAGTATTGCTACGGCGACGAGGTCGCGGACTGGTCGGAGGAAGTTTTTGCCCTCCTGAAAAGCCGGCTTGATAAGGAGTATTCCTGCTTCGATGGCACATACAATCCACAGTATCCCAACCACTGGCTAAAGAGATTCCTTGATAGTGATGCCGATATTTTCAGCCAAGAATACACAATAGACGATAATCCATTTTTACCCCCGGCTTTTGTTGAAAATCTGAAAAAAGAATATGCCGGAACGGTGTTCTATGATAGGTACATTTTGGGGCAATGGACGCTGGCAGAGGGGCTTATATACGATTTTTCCGAAGCGAATATCACGGATGAAGTGCCGGAATTCGCGGATTATTACATAAGCATCGACTACGGCACCCTGAATCCGTTTTCATGCGGATTATGGGCTGTGAATGGTAATAATGCGGTAAGAATCAAAGAATATTACTACGATGGCAGAGCCGAATGCAGGCAGCAAACTGACGAGGAATATTGCGACGCTGTGGAGAGCCTGACGGACGGCTACGAAATCAAGAGGGCGGTTATTGACCCTTCGGCGGCTTCTTTCATTACCGCCCTGAAACGCCGAAAATTCCGCGTCCAGCAGGCAGACAACGCCGTTCTTGACGGCATTCGGCGCACGGCGGTATATCTCAAGAACGGGAATATAAAAATTCACCGGTGCTGCACGGATGCCATTCGGGAGTTCGGGCTATACCGGTGGGACGATAAGAAAACGGAGGACGCGGTAGTGAAAGATAACGATCACGCTATGGATGATATCAGGTACTTTTGCAACACCATTATGAAATACAAAGTGGAGAAGAAAAACAAGATTTCACCCGCCGCTGCGTTGCTGTTGTGATTTTGCGAGATTTCTGCTATTGGAGAAAATTCATGAAAATTTATCAAGATTTGGAAGAAGCCATTGCAAAGGGAACTACTGGGAAATTCATACGTGATGCAGTGCGGGAGCACCAGAGCAGCAAGGCGTACAAAGACGCCGCTGACGGTATGGCGTACTATAATAAGCACAATATCACCATTGAGAAATTCCAGAAGTTCCTTTTCACCTTATCCGGGAACAAAACTCCTGATATTTGGAGCAGCGACTACCGGCTTAAAACGCTAACGTTTCGGCGGCTGGTGACGCAGGAAGTGGGCTATATTTGCGCCAATGGCGTAAGCATGGACGAAAAGGAAAAGCTGGGCGCGTACTTCGACAATAAACTGCAAACGGCGGCAAAATTGGCACTGGCGCAGGGCGTTTCCTACGGCTATTGGAATCTCGATCATCTGGAAGTGTTTTCATTCGCCGATACTCCCGGAAATCCGGGATTTGTCCCACTGCTGGACGAAAAAACGTCGGAGTTGATGGCCGGTATTCGGTACTGGTTCCGAGAGACTGGCCGAAAAACTGTTTTCCGGGCTACGCTTTACGAGTTGGACGGCGTGAGCGAATGGAGCGCGGAGGGAAGCGATGACGCGCAGCCCATGGCCGAGAAACGCGCATATATCCACAAGGAGCTGAGGAACGATCTGGGCGTTGTGGATGTGTGCGACGAGAACTATACCCGCCTTCCTATTGCGGTACTGTATGGAAATGATACCCACGAAAGCGAACTCGTTGGGTTGCGCGGCTCCATCGACTGCTATGATTTTATCAAATCCGGGTTCGCCAACCAAATTGACGATACGAGCGGAATTTACTGGATTCTGCACAATACCGGCGCTATGGACGATACGGATTTGGCACAGTTCATCCAGAGAATGAAGAGCGTAAAGGCGAATGTGGTAGATAGTTCCGCTGAAACGGCAGCAGAAGCTCACACCCTTGACGTTCCTGTAGAGGCCCGAAAAACCATGCTGGATATCTTGCGGCGCGACCTGTACGAAGATGCCCAGATGCTTGATGTTACGGCTCTGGCGGGCGCTGAGAAAACGGCCACAGAGATTTCGGCGGCGTATCAGCCACAGGACAACAAATGCGCCGATTTTGAGTATTTCTTGATAGATTTCATTCGGCAGATTTGCGCTGTTGCTGGCATCAGTAATCCACAGCCGGAATTTACGTGGAACAAGGTAATAAATCGCACTGAGGAAACAAATATGGTGCTTTCGGCGGCTACGTTTCTTGATGATGAAACGGTTCTGAAACACCTCCCGTTTCTTTTGCCGGAGGAAGTACCGGAAATCCTGAAAAGGAAAGCGGACGCTGACATAAATACGGTTTACGGCGGTGATGAGGATGGCCAGACCGAATGAAGCCGATAGAGGAACCGATAGGGCGCTTGCCGACTTGGAGCGCCGCATTAACTCCGTATATTCTAAGGCGGCTAAAGAGCTGCAAGAGGAAATAGATGCCTTTTTCAAGCATTTCGCCGATCAGGATAAGAAGATGCAGGACTTGATAGGCCAGAAGCGCAACGGTAAGGAGTGGACTGAAAAGGACTACCAGCAATGGCGGCTGAACCAGATGGGGCGCGGGGCACGGTTGGAAGCGCTTCGGGACAAGCTGGCAGAACGTGCGACGGAAGCAAAAGAGGTGGCGCTTGCCTATGTGAACGACGCTACGCCTGGAATCTACTCCCTGAATCGGAATTACACCGCATATACCATTGAGAGCGTTCACCCGGGTGCAGATTTTACGCTTTTTGACGAGCAGACCGTAAAGCGCTTAATTGTGGAGCAGCCGGACGTAATGCCATACTACCCCGAAAGGCTTGCGCTAAAGCGGGGCATTGATCTGGCTTTTGGCAAGCAGCAGATTACAGCAAGCGTTACAGGCTCCATTTTGCAAGGCAGAAGCATCAAGCAGATATCCGATGATTTGCAGTCCAGAATCGTCACAATGAGCCGTGTAAGCGCTATTCGAGCGGCAAGAACGGCAGTTACCGCCGCACAGAATGCCGGTAGAATGGACAGCTACGCCGCCGCTGACGAGATGTGGGGTATCAAATCCAAGAAAAAGTGGGTAGCAACAAAGGATTTGCGTACCCGCCACGATCATGGCATGGCAGACAATCAGATTGTGGACTACGATCAGCCGTTTGATGTCGGCGGCTATAAGATGATGTTCCCCGGTGATGGCTCGTTGGGAGCGCCGGGGCATGAGCTGTATAATTGCCGCTGCACGGTGGTGAATGCCACGGACGACGATCTGGAAGCGGAGCGCCACATGATGCGCGTGAAGAATCCCGAAACCGGGGAATATGAGCTTGTAAAGAAAAAATCGTACAAAGAATGGTACGACGAAAAGAAAGCGCAGTATCCTCCGGAAAAATGGGCGGGCATGGTGAAAGCTGGTAAAAACTATCAGGCAGACCAACGGGAATATGCAGAATACCGTGAAATTCTGGGTAAAAAAGCACCAAAGACGTTCTCTGCGTTCCAAAATATGAAGTACAACCAGCCGGACGTATGGAAGCAGTTGCAAGAGGAGCTAAAGAAGAATCTGGGGAAGAAAGTCGAAGAACCAGCAATAAATGTATTCGGGAAAGAAATCACTTTTGATGCAAAAATAGAAGAAAACGACCGATTCAATCAGAGCGTGACAATGATTAAACAGCTTTCGGCGCGATATAAGACAAAATTGCAGGAAGTTAAACTAGGCAGCCAGAAATCCGCCGGAAGCGTTCAAATTTCTGGCTCTATTATGAATTTGTCAAGCAAGGATCAAGCAACGGTAATCCACGAATTTGCACACACAATTTCGATGGAAAATCAAACAAAGTTTGGGCTATACGACGAAAAAGGCTTTTGGAAAGACGTCCGCAAAGAATGGCGGGCATATAAAAAGAAAGTTGGCGATGATACCTCAAAATGGATTTCGACATATGAACACAGCTCAAACAGTGCTGACGAATTTATGGCAGAAGCTTTTACCCTTGCGACACTAAATGAATATGGGCTTGACGTACCAAAAAAATATGGAGATGGGCTAGAGTACGCGAAAATTATTCTGGCGATTATTAAAAGGTATTTTGGAAGATGAAAATTGCGTTTGTGGATAACTCCGACGAAATCCTCCGCGCCCTTGGTGAAGCGTGTGAGCGCGGGCTGGAACGCTGCGGAGAAAAAGCTGTAGAATATGCCAAGGATTTATGCCCCGTTGATACTGGGAATTTGCGCAACAGCATTACACATACCGTGGAGGATGGGAAGAAAGCCATTGTTGGAACGCCTACCGAATACGCCATTTATCAGGAAATGGGAACGGGCAAATACGCCGAGGGAGGCGGAGGCCGTCCTACTCCGTGGAAATACCAGGACGCGCAGGGAATCTGGCATTGGACAGCTGGTAACCGGGCGCACCCGTTTATTAAGCCGTCAATCGCCGATCATCAGGGAACGTACAAGAATATTCTGAAAGACGAACTCAGCAAAGGAGATTGACAGGGCGTGGATACCAGAAAAATAAATGTGCTTGGAGCTGAATACACGCTTTCCGTTTGTGGCGAAGATGAAGATTCACGGCTGGCGGGATGCGATGGATTTTGCGACGAAACCAGCAAAGAACTGGTTGTGGATAGCTATAGTAAGCACATCGGCGACCAAACTTGTAAGAAAAACTTACAAGTTCAGATTAGAAAGAACAAGCGGCATGAGATCATTCACGCATTCCTATTCGAAAGTGGCCTTGCGGAAAACTCCGAATGGGCACAGAACGAGGAAATGGTAGATTTTTTCGCTATCCAGTTTCCAAAACTTATGGAAGCGTTCAAAAACGCTGACGCGATTTGAGGGGCAATAAATGAATAATGACGAAATCATAAAGGCCATAGAGGCTATCATAAAGCGTGGGAACGATGTGGAGATACGGCGCAAGGGCGACGGCTACATAGTCCTCGAAGTAAAGAAAACAATCAAATATTCTTCTCCTGCGTAATTGGGCGCAGGAATGGGCAATTGGAGCCGAACAGCACGTATATTTTGCGTGCTGTTCGGCTCCTTTTTTGTTTATTTCGGTAAAACCCGCGAAGTATAGCGGCTTTTATATCACAGTCGTCCCCGAAGAATTGGGGCGAAGAAAGGAAGACTGAAACAATGGCATTAACTCGCAAACTTTTGAAGGGGATGGGGCTTACCGACGAACAGGTGGACACCATCATCGAAGCACACACCGATACCGTGGACGGCCTGAAAGCCGATATCGGGAGGTACAAGGCCGACGCTGAGAAACTTCCTGGCATTCAAAAGGAATTGGATGATCTGAAAAAGGAAGACGCTGACGGCGGCTACAAGGCCAAGTACGAGAAGGAAAAGAAGGATTTTCAGGATTTCAAAGACGGAGTTGCCGCTAAGGAGAGCGCCGCCGCCAAGGAAAAGGCAGCACGGGCGTACTTCCAGAGCAAGGGCATTCCCGCCGAGAGCATGGGGCTGGTTATCCGTGGAGCCAAAGCTGAAATTGATGGCCTTAAACTGGACGGCGAAAGTATCAAAGATACCGCCGCACTGGATGGGCTGCTTTCCGGCGATTACAAGGGCTTGATCGGCAAGACTACCACCACCGGCACCCAAACACAGAACCCGCCTGACACCTCTGGTGGCGCAAAGAGCCGCGCCGAAATCTACAAAAAGGACGATAAAGGACGGTATCTTTTGTCCACCGCTGAGAGACAGGCCGCGCTTGCTGAAAGCATGGCAAGCGAAAACAAATAACTTTTTTGAAAGGAGCTGTACAAATGGCAGCAAAAGAAAACGTAACGATTTCCACACAGTTCACCACGTCCGCGCGAGAGGTGGACTTTGTAACCCGGTTCAACGATAACTGGGACGCACTGCGCACCATTCTGGGCATTATGCGGCCTATCCGCAAGGCCCCCGGCACGAAACTGGTATCCTACAAGGCAGAGGTAGACGGCGATTTGCAGGGCGGTGCCACCGTAGCGGAAGGCGACGAGATCCCCTTCACCAAGATGAAGGTTTCTCCCGTCACCTATGGCGATATCGAAGTGGCCAAGTACGCAAAGAGCGTTACCATCGAGAGCGTGGCCAAATACGGCGCAGAGGTCGCCGTAGAAAAGACGGACGACGCTTTCCTGGTTGCCCTGCAAAACAAGGTTTTGGGTGACTTCTACACTTTCCTGGCTACCGGCTCTCTGGCACTGACCCCCAAGACCTGGCAGTTGGCGCTCGCACAGGCAAAGGGCAAGGTGCTTGCGAAGTTCATGGGCATGGACAAGGACGTGACCGAGGTCGTTGGTTTTGCCAACATCATGGATTTCTACGACTACCTGGGCGATAAGGAGATTACCACCCAGACCATGTTTGGCCTTACCTATGTCCAGAACTTCCTGGGCTACAGCACCCTTTTCCTCCTGCCTGACAAGTACGTAGCCGCCGGTAAGGTGATTGCAACCCCCGTTGAGAACATCGATCTGTACTACGTTGACCCGAGCGACAGCGACTTTGCCAAGCTGGGGCTGAATTACACCGTGAAGGGCGAAACGAACCTGATCGGCGTACATGTCGAGGGCGACTACTCCCGGGCTACCGGCGATATGTACGCCATCATGGGCATGAAACTGTGGGCGGAGTACCTGGACGGCATCGCCGTTGCCACTGTTACCCCGGCGGGGGGTTAAAGGCGGCTCTGACAGCTGACAAAACCGCACCGGAAACCGTGGATTTTGACGGAATGACGAAAGCGCAGCTTTTGGAGTACGCCAAAGTCCACGGTATCTCCGGGGTCAGCGCCGCAATGAACAAAGCGGACATTCTGGCCGTTGTAAAGAGCCGGTAAAGGAGGGAATCACATGGGACATGCGGTAAGCCTGTATGAGCTGCTTGTGTACCTGCGTAATTTCTTCCCCGGCTTGCACTGGCAGTTTACCGGGGCGGAAATCACCGGGAACCGGATCGTTATTCCCGGCCTTGAAACAGGCGATTACTACCTGATCGAAGGAAGCCGGAGGAATAACGGGATTCACGTGTACGGTGATGCTGATTTGCGGAACGAAACTTATACCGGAATCGTTACTGAAATCTGCGTACCGCCGGAGGTGCTGGCGATGCTGGATGAAATCAATGCGTGGCAGGAGAAGAACGCTGAGGCCGTACAAAGCCCGTATCAAAGCGAATCTTTCGGGGGCTACTCGTACACAAAGGCAAGCGGTTCGCCCGGCTCCGGAGAAAGCACGAGCTGGAAAACGGTGTTTGCGCCGCGCTTGCGGATATGGAGGAAGATATGAGCTTGCTTGACTACTACCTGAATAACACGTGCGTACTGATGGAAAAGAAGCGCACCCCGGATGGGGAGGGCGGCTGGGCAACGGAATGGGCACAGGGCGCGGAGTTCGACGCGGCTATTATTCTGGATACCTCCATGCAATCCAGAATCGCGGAGAAGGAGGGCGTTACCAGTGTGTACACCATTACCACCCGCCGCGCGAATCCGCTTTCTTTCCATGATGTATTCAAGCGGCTTTCCGATGGCGCAATTTTCCGGGTGACGAGCAACGGGAGCGATAAGCATGCGCCTACGGTCGGCACTTTGGATATGTGCCAAGTCACCGCCGAGAAATGGGAGCTGACAAAATGACGGCAACAGAAGCGCTCTACAAGTTTTTTTCCGGCTTTAATCTCCCCGCGTATCCGGATACAGCGGTACCGAGCGATACCGTAATGCCTTACCTCACCTATTCGGTCTCCGTCGGCGGGTGGGGCGATATGGCGAACTCGCTGACGGTAAAGCTGTGGTATCACACGGAGAAAGAGGCAGAGCCGAACGCCAAGGCAGAGGAAATTTCCCGCACGATAGGACGTGGAGGCATTCAGCTGCCTTGTGATACCGGCACAGTTTGGCTTATGCGCGGTGAGCCGTGGTGCATCAATTCCACATTTGAATCAGATCAATCCATCAAATTGCGGCAACTGAACGTTGCCGCAATTTTCAATACCATATAGGAGGAAATCAATGAAATTTACACAGATTCCGCAGGATACCTTTAAGGAGCTTGTGCTGAATGCCGGTGTTCTGCTTTCAGCCTTTTCGCCCGATACGGCGGAGTATGACAATGCCGATATCATAGGCGCTACCAGCGGCGGCTTGACCTTCGCGGCAACGCCCAGCTTCTCTGATTTCGGCGAGGATATTGATAACTGCCCCAAGAACACAAAGGAGTTGAAACGGCTGGAAGGCTGGGAGGTGAAGCTTAGCGGCACTTTTGCATCCATGAATGCCACTAACGCAAAAACGATGGTAGCCGCCGCTGATGAAGCCGTCGGGAAAATCACGCCCAGAAACGATATTGCCACCGAGGATTTCAAGGACATCTGGCTTGTGGCCGACTACTCCGACAAAAACGGAGCGAAAAAGGGCGGCTATCTGGCCATCCATATGCTGAACGGCCTTTCTACCGGCGGTTTCCAGCTGAAAACCGGTGACAAGAGCAAAGGCCAGTTCGCATTCGAGTTTACCGGCCATTATTCCATTACGGCACAGGATACACCGCCTTTCGAGATTTACGTAAAGGCCGGAGAGGCCGAATCCGCTACGCAGTAGGAGGCTAAGCATGAGAAAATTATCGCAACTTGGCACGGATGAGTGCCTGGACGTGCTGTGCGAGATTACCCCGCACATTGTGAATCTCGTTTCTGACGAGGAAATTATGAACGCCATCGGCAAGCCGGTGGACAAGAAAAACTCCACGAAGGTTGGCGTTATGCTGATTGGTGCGCAGAGGATTACCACCGTTGTTCCGCTGCTGCTGAAAACGCACCGAGCCGACATTTATGCTATTTTGTCCATCATGGGCGAAAAGAGCATTGAGGAAGTGGCCGCACAGAGTACCATGGCGACGCTTTGGCAGATTAAGGAGCTTTCCAACGATAAGGAACTGCTGAGTTTTTTCAAATCGTGGGGGCGTGGGGAGCAGAGCGAATAATCAGCGCACTGTGCGCCCTCCCCAGAGTACGGGCGAGGGCGTACCTCTCCATTCTTCCCATGGAATTGAAAAGGCAATGCGAACGTGAAATCCTTCGGCGCTACATTACCGATGGTATCCAGATGATAACGCAAAACACGGCGGGATGTGACAAGCGATTGTATCTATCTATCGGATACGAGGATATCATAAGCCCTAAGCCGGAGGAAAGCCGGTCTGCGGAGGATATCGTGGCGGATGTGGTGAAAAATGCTGGGCTGAAACTGGTGACGAAAGGCGGTGGGCAGGATTAACGTTTTTAATCTTGAGGCAAGTATAACGCTGGATGCTTCCAGCTATGAATCAGAAATGGCGAAAGCGGCGAAAACCGCAAAAGATACAGGGAATGCCGTTTCAACCTCATCTTCTGCCATGGAATCCGCTATGATAAAAATTCCCGGTGCGGCTGATAAAGTGGCAAAGGGAATGGAAAATCTTGGTAAATCCACCACCAAAGCGTCGGACGGAATTGATGGCGTAAAGAAAACCACCGAAGAAACCAAAAAGCCGCTTGGTGAAATTCCGCCCCTTGCGCAGAAGGTAAAAAGCGCTTTTGAGAAGCTTTCGGAAAGCGTAACGAAGCAAGCCTCTGATCTGGATGAGCTGAAAGCCAAATATGCAAGCCTGTATTTGGAGCAGGGCGAGGAATCCGCAGAAGCGCAGGAAGTCGCACGGCAGATTGCCGAATTATCCACTTCTTTAGGGGAAAATAAAGCAAAAATCAGCGAGGCCATAGACGCTGCAAACAAATTTGATACCACCATGCACGATACGTCAGAAGCCGTTGACGATGTTGCCGAGGCGGTGGAAGACGCCGGAGACAAAACAAATCTATTTGCCGATATCTTGAAAGCCAATCTTACCAGCAATGCTATTACGGCTGGGGCGAAAAGGCTTGCCAGCGCCATTGCCGAAGTTGGCAAGATGGCGCTAGAAGGATATTCGGATAATGAGCAGCTTACAGACGGTATCAAAAAGCTGTATGGAGACGCTGCGCAGGCTGTAATTTCCAACGCAAACGGCGCATACAAGTCCGCCCAAATGTCCGCAAATTCGTACATGAGCAATATTATGGGATTCTCTGCGGCGCTGGTGGAATCCCTTAATAAAGATCAGAAAGAAGCGGCTAAAGTAGCAGATACGGCGCTCAGGGACGTTGCCGATAATGCCAACGCTTTCGGCAAATACACCGTTGAGGAACTGGCCGGAGTTTATCAGGCTTTGGCAAAAGGCCAGTACCAGACGCTGGATAATCTGATGCTTGGATTTGCCGGTACAAAAGAAGGACTTCAACAGCTGCTGGATAAGGCTAACGAGCTGAACGAGGAACAGGGCATACACACGCAATATTCGATTGATAATTTCGCGGATATTGTGAACGCAATCCACAAAGTTCAGGAAGAAATGGGCATTGCTGGAACTGCATCGGGCGAAGCCGCTGGCACTATCGAGGGTTCTACGGCATCCATGAAGGCCGCTTGGGAGAATCTGGCGACCGGCATAGCGGACGAGAACGCCAACATAGATAAGCTTACAAACGACTTCGTGGATAGCGTTGTTGCGGCGGGCGACAATGTTGTTCCCCGTGTAAAGCAAATTGTCACCGGCCTTGGAACGGCTACGACTGAGGCTATTTCTTATCTTCGGGAAACAAATAGCACTATCGGGCTTGTAATTACGGTGCTTGAGGGCGCGGCGGATGCTGCTGTGGTAGTTGGTGCCGCGTTTACGGCCAATCTGGCGGGAAAAACCATTGCCGGAATTGCCACAAACTTCATGGAAATTGCATCGGCACTTGAGCTTACCACCATTGAGAGCGGAAGAGCGGCGGTAGCACAAGCCACGCTGAGTGGTACGTTTACAGTAAGCGAAATAGCCGTCGGTGTACTCACTGGCCAGATTTCCCTCGCAACTGCGGCGCAGTATGCATGGAATACGGCTATAAACGCGAACCCCATTGGCTTGATTGCCGCTGCTGTTGCGGCTCTGGCGATTGGCATCGGCAAGGCAACCAAGGCGCACAAGGATTTCGTCAAAGAGTTGGCCGGAGAGCCGCAGACGGTGGAAGAAGCACGCGCAAAGGTAGAAGAGCTTGAGCAGCAGTACGAGGAAGCTTCAAAAGCCAGGTTGGAAATGTTCACGTCCGATGCTGGTTTCAGCGGCGACACCGTCGAGATGGAGAGATTAGCCGAAGCCATAAAGCAGGCGAAGCAGAATCTTGCCGATTTGGAAGCGCAGGAGCAGGCAGCAGCTGAGGAAGCGGCGAAACCTGTAAATGTGATAAAGGCTGCTTCTGAGGAATACGCCGCCACGGCACAGTCCATTTTGGAGGATTACCAGAATACCTATACCACCATCTATAACGGGCTGCATGATGTGGGGTCCGCATTTACTTCCCAAATAGAAGTTGCAAAAATGTCGTGGGACGATTTCATGGGTAATCTTAAAGGAAATACCGAAGTTCTTCAGCAGATCGATGAAGATTTTGCATTTGTTTCCGAAAAAGCAGACCTTGCAGGCATTAGCGTTGACGGACTTTCTCAATATCTCGCGTCCATGAGTACGGGGGAACAGGCCGGATTCCTTGCAGGGCTACGTGATGAACTAGAAGATATGTCCGGCGGCACCGAGGGGCTAAGCAAAAAACTTGCGGAGCTTATGGATAATGTTTCTGCATATGAGGCTGCAGGAACCGAAACTTCTGATGGATTGGCGTTGGCGGTGGAGAATGTGAACGCTCGTATGCAGGAAGCTGCAGACAGCTACGTGGAAAAGGTCGGCGATCTTGACCAGGAGGCGGAAGCCACAGAGGCGGCAACCAATACCATGAGTGGACTGGTTGCCGGTATCGATAGCAGCACCCCCGGAGTTTTGGCTAAGCTGGATTCTCTGGCATCTCAAATGAAATCACGATTGACAAATAGCTTTGCCAACTACACGCTCACGATAAAGGCCAATATCAAAGGGAGCAACGTTCCCGGAGCAAAGAGCGGCCTTGATTATGTACCATACGACGATTATCTGGTACGCCTCCACAAGGGGGAAAAAGTTCTCACTGCCGAGGAAGCGCGAGCATATAGGGCTGGAAAATCGGCTGGTGCATCCGGCGGGGTGGACTACGACGGAGTGGGCTTTGCTGGTGGTGGACGTGGCGTGACAATTATCCAGAATATTAATTCTCCTGTGCAATCCGAAGTGGAGCTGGCAGCAGCCACAGAGGCTTATTTCACACAAGCGAGGTGGACAATTTGACGAACTTCAACAATTTAAGCAAATTGTTCCGCTACGTGAACGAAAACGGGGATAGCGTTACCTTTGATTATGCCGGAGGATATCTTATCAATAAGCCCACGGGCATTGATACGGTAACGGTCGCCCTGTTTCAGGCGAAAGGCATCAACCAGACGGGGGCGACAATTCAGAGCAAAAACGTTCAGCCCCGGCCTGTGAATATCAACGGGTATTTGGTGGGATACGGCCAGGTGGCAAATAAAGAAAAGCTGATATCCGTCATCCGCCCCGACCTTGCCGGAAAGCTGTACGCGGATGACTATTATCTGAATGTATGGCCTACGGCAACGCCCAGCATTGAGGCGAAACAATGGGGCGCACAGTTCCAGTTTTCCCTTTTGGCGGCGTATCCGTATTGGTGCAAGGACGATTCCGCAGCGGTAACGTTGTCCGGCATTCAAAAGCTATTCAAATTCCCATGGAACATTTCAAGGCCGTATCGTTTCGGCCAGCTGTTTGAAGCGAAATTTATCAATGTGGAGAATCGCGGCCAGGTTCCCGTCCCGTTTACTGCTACTCTCTCGGCAAGCGGTGATGTGGAGAACCCAAAAATCACCAACGCCGCGACGGGAAAATTTCTGCTGATAAATAAAACTATTGTCAGCGGGGAGCGGCTGATTGTAGAGATTACGCACGATCGGACAACTGTAACGTCATCCGTTGACGGAGATTGCCGGGGCGCGTTAAGCCTGAAAAGCACTTTGTTTCAGCTGGAAGTTGGGGATAATGTGTTGAAGCCGGAAGCGACAAGCGGGCTTGCGAATTTGCAGGTGGATATTGATTTCGCAACGGAGATCGTGGGGATCGCGCTATGAGCTTTGAAATCTATAAAGAGGACTTTTCCACCCGGTACGAAATCCGGCACGCAATCAGTGTTATCATGAATATTTACTACAACGATATCGGAAAGCTGATACTGGTTGCGCCGGTAAGCGACTACAATATTAACGTGCTGAAAGTCGGCAATCTCCTGTATGATACGAGCAGAAACGTAACATTTGTGATAGAAAACACAAAGATTGACACGACCACGAACCGCATAACGGCGAATGGATACACCGCGAACTGGCTTTTGAATAAGCGCATCATTGCATCGGAATATCACATGACAACTATCGAGACGGGCGTGTACAAGCTGATAAGCGATAATCTCCGGGGAATGACAAGGATTCAAGTTGCACAGGCCACCGGGATGACCGAGAAAACGGACAATGTTTTCATGGGCGGGAATTTGCTGGATGAAATCATCCCGTTTCTTGAAGAAAAGGGCATAGGCCACACAATGGATTGGAATCCCGACGACATGACACACACTTTCCGCCTTTACAAAGGGCGTGACCTGACGGCCGGCATTCACGCTATTGTATTTTCGGAGGAACAGGGAAGTGCGAAAGACCTTGTAATCAACGACGACGATTCCACACTTTGCAATGTGGCCTATGTGCAAGGAAGCTTGAGCGGCACAGACAACACTTTTGTCGAGGTTGTTGGCGATACAACCGGGGACAATCGCCGGGAAGTTTGGTTTAAGACAGCCGTTCGGCAGGAAAATGACGAATCTGCGGCTGATTGCAAAGCCCGTGCGCGTGCTTATGGACAGATGGAGCTGGGAAAGCGTATCCGGCGAAAATCCTTTTCCGTATCCATCGACCCGGAAGACCTGGGCAAGTATTACGCTCTGGGGGACATTGTGTCGTGCGTATCTGCCCGGTTTGGGGTATCGTTCAGCGCCCGGATTACGGGCATTAAGTACACCTTGGACAGCAACAAAGCCCGGACAGAAGTTATCCTGGGCGACCCTATTCTTACAGCATTGGGGGCAATGAAATTAAATGGCTAATATCAAAAGTTTCCCGAATAACCAAGATACATACATAGGCGCAGAAGACGTTATGCGCTGGCACCATGGCCGCACATCTGGCGTTTTTGCTGCTGGCAGCAATGCCTCCGTGCAGGCGCTTTCCACGCCGGGAATGGCGGTGGAAGTCTCGGACGGCACCGGATGGATGGCAAATTCCGGAAGGAACGGCATTGTTTGGTGGATTGATAATGAATCCGTTGACGGCGCCAAATTGCACCTTCCCGTTGACGCGGCAGACGGCGTTTTGAACCGTATCGATCGCGTAATCGTGGAGTGGAAAACCACAAACTTCGTGGACTATCCGGAAGTGAAAATCTTGAAAGGCGCAAAATCTGGGAAGGCAGTAGCCCCGGCGCTGACAAACAACAGCACAATCCGGCAGATCAGCCTTGCGCGGATTTCCGTTGCAGCCGGTACAACCGCTATCACCGCTTCCATGATTACGGACGAGCGGCTTGACGCTTCGGTGTGCGGGCTGGTGACGGAAAAGGTGGGCATTGATACCAGCACGATGCAAAGCCAGTTTTCCACACTTTTGCAGGAAACGCAGGCACAAGTAAAAGATGTGCTTGATGATACCACGGCGCAAGCCACATCGGTGCTGGATTCCATCAACCGGGAGTTGGCCGATCTGGAAGCCGGTACGGCGGTGGAGCTGAAAAAGCTTTTGTTCACGGATACCAGCGTACCGGTATCCGCGTTTGTGGCTGATTCCACCTATCAGGATTATCCATTCCGCGCGGCGATCGCGCTGACGGGGGTGCTGAATACAATGATTCCGGAGGTGGTTCTTGCCGTGGCAGACGCAATTGACGGCAATTTTGCCCCTGTTGCAGCTACCTATAACGGCGGCGTGTATCTGTATGCCGCAAGCGCCCCGGAATCGGCAATTACAATTCCCACCATTATTTGCTGGAAAGGCGGTGTAAGCGCATGATTGGCAGAGTAAATACCGGGGGCGGCGGTTCCGGCGGCACCCTTACCGTCACAGCCCCGGTGAACGTCACTGTGACTGTTTCCAAGGACGGCAAGACAAAGACCAAAAACTCCGGCACCAGCGGCGTGGTGGTCTTCAAGGGGCTTGCAAGTGGGACGTGGACACTTACGATTACAGATGGGTCACAAACCTCATCTAAGCCTGTTGTCGTTACCGCCGATTATTCAACCGTGATTGCATTTTTCGCAGCCACCATTAACATCACCTATCCCGCCGGTTCGACCTGTACTTGCTCTGACGGTACAACGACTATATCCGCCCCTGACACCAGTGGTACATGGGCTTGCATCGTACCGAACGCCGGGACGTGGACGGTGACCTCCACAAGTGGGGCGGAGACCGACAGCAAGGCTGTAACTATCACCACGGATGGTCAGAGCACCTCTGTGGAGCTGAGCTATGCGTTGTTCCTGTTCAAACCAAATGCCCCGAGCGACATTATAGCCGGTGAGTGGGAAATGCCTGCGAATAGCACTGTAACTGCAGAAGCAGAATTGACGGTTAAGTCGGTAAATAACTTCAACAACAACAGAATCATTTCTGCACGTACAAAAGGCCAAATTGACCTGACAGAGTATAGCACGCTTCAAGCGACGTGCAAAGCGTCGGGCGGCTCCGATACAAAATTGGAGGTGTACAGTGGTTCGTCCACAGTTGCTTCGACAGCAATCGGTACCAATCTCACCACGGTAACGGTTGACATATCTGCCCTGTCCGGGCTCCACAGTATCGGTTTTGGCGGTAGCCATACCGCGTATTTGACGATTACGTACACCGCGACGGAAATCAAATTGCTGAAATAGGAGGGCGGCTCATGAAAACGATTTACATAGATTCCAGTTTTAAGTGTCACACCTCCACCGCCGAGGGGCTGACCACAATCGAGACAGACGCATTCGACGGTAAGTGCGACGCTTACATCGAGGGCTACCGCTTCATCCCGGCGGGTCAGACATGGACACGTGCTGATGGCGTGGTGTTCGCCGGTGAGATGATTGCCCCGTGGAAGCCGTGGGAAGAGTTGGACACCGCTCAGCGGGAGTATGAGCGGGAGCAATACCAGACGGTTGCTGCTCAGAACACTGAGTATGAAGCCGCATTATCCGAAATCGAAGTTGCGCTGGGGGTGAACGCATGACCATCGAAGAACG